CAATGAGAAGGTGGAAGTGCTAATGTGTGTAGACATGTCAAAAATGGCAGGAGACGTATCTCCTTCCGACATACAATCTACAAATGATGCAGTGGTGAGCGGCTCTGATATAAACTGGGGTGACCAAGACAACGCCGCTGATTTCTTCAGGGCTGATAAAGCCATGATGAGCAAAATGAACATAAAGAAGGCTGACGTTAAGCCAGCAAAGCCGATGGCGATAACACCAAAAAGTAAAAGTAAAAGTAAACCAAAGTCTCCTCCTGTGAACTACGACGACCCTAACGTTGAATACGACATGTACGGAAATAAATACGTGATTGGTCCCGATGGGTTACCGTACTCGGACAGAGACATGTCCTACGCTGACGAATTGTAAGGTGTAGGACACATTGGAAGACAAAGACCCTCTCAAAAAAGATTTCCGTTTATTCCTTTACCTCGTCTGGAAACATATTTCTCTGCCAGACCCTACTCCAATCCAGTACGACATAGCTAACTACCTTCAGAACGGCCCTACAAAGATAGCCATTCAAGCTTTCCGGGGCGTAGGTAAGTCATTCATTACTGCTGCCTACGTCCTGTGGAGGCTCTACTGTGACCCACAGCTCAAGTTCCTCGTCGTCTCTGCGTCCAAGTCGCGTGCTGATGCGTTCTCTACGTTCACTATGCGCCTGATACAGGAGATGGACATTCTAGCTCACCTTAGACCAAAGGAAGAGCAGCGGAATAGCCGAATAGAGTTCGACGTAGGCCCAGCTAAGGCTGACCAGTCACCTTCAGTTAAGTCTGTAGGCATCACTGGACAGATAACTGGCTCTCGTGCTGACGAGATCATTGCTGATGACGTGGAGGTACTGAACAATGCAGCTACTGCTGATATGCGGGAGAAGCTCTTGGAGCGTACCAAGGAGTTCTCTGCTGTCCTGAAGCCGCTGGAACACGCTAGGATCATCTATTTGGGTACTCCCCAGACTGAAGATTCGATCTACGCGAAGCTTCCAGAGACCTTTGAGACACGCATTTGGCCAGCTCTAGTCCCAACGAAGGACGAGTCAGAAAAGTATAGTGACAATCTAGCCCCTTACATCCGTAAGATGATGGCTAAGCGTCCTGAAGGGACTACAGCAGACCCTGAACGCTTCACTGACATCGATCTAGCAGGCAGACAGGCTGAATATGGACGTGCGGGTTTCTCGCTACAGTTCATGCTGAACACTCAGCTCTCTGATGAAGACAGGTTCCCACTGAAAATCAAAGACCTCGTTGTCATGGATGTAGACAAAGAGAAGGCTCCTATGAAGATCAACTGGCTTCCTGATTACAAGAGGGAGCTGAAGGAGCTGCCTAACCTAGCTATGGCTGGCGATAGGTTCTACATGCCAGCATCTGCTGACGATACGTTCGCTCAGTACACAGGAACAGTCATGTCTATTGACCCTAGTGGACGAGGTAAGGACGAAACAGGCTATGCAGTGGTCAAGATGCTCAATGGTTACTTGTTTGTCACACAAGCTGGTGGTCTACCGGGCGGTTATGACATGCCTACCCTACAGAAGCTGGCCAAGATAGCTAAAGATGAGCTGGTGAACCACATCATCATAGAAGCTAACTTTGGTGATGGCATGTATCAGGCACTGTTTGAGCCTGTAGTTAGCAAGGTACACCCGTGCATGGTGGAGGAGGTAAAGCACTCCACCCAGAAGGAAAGACGCATCATAGACACCCTAGAGCCAGTTATAAGCAGACATAAGCTTATAGTGGACAAGAAGGTGATCGAAGATGACTATAAGACAGCTCAGGCTTACGAGGCTGACGCTAAATTCACCAAAACCCTTGTCTACCAAATGACACGAGTCACCTATGACAGGGGCGCTCTCAAACACGACGACCGATTGGACGCTCTAGCCATCGCTGTGAACTACTGGGTCGAACAAATGGCTCAGGACGCTGACAGAGGGATAGCAGCAGAGAAGTCTGAAGCTCTGGATCGTGAACTCCAGAAGTTCATGGACCATGCAGCAGGTCGTAAATCTCAATCTAATTATGGCGCTGCCTATCGAGGTACAAGCGCAAGGTTAATCTAACATGACATACACATGGGGATGGCATCTCTCAGTCGATCTAGGGGGATGCAACAAAGAAAAAATAACCTCCAAGGACAACATTATCGCTTTCTGTAAAAAGCTAGTTCCCACAATCGGCATGAAAGCCTACGGAGAGCCAGAAGCTGTTCACTTTGCTGAACACGATGCTGGCAAAGCTGGCTTTACGCTGACTCAGTTGATCGAGACTTCTAACATCTGCGCTCACTTTGTAGACGCTACAGGGGAGATGTATCTGGATGTGTTCTCGTGCAAGTCCTTTGATCCTGAGCTGGTCATGGCTGTAGTAGGCGAGTTCTTTGAACCTGAGTTTGGAGCGATCCACATGGTTGAGCGTGGCGCGTCTAGAGAGAACTACGAAGAAGTAGACACCTCTCAAGAGGCAGCAAAAGACCCTCCCGTCTCTATTCACTAAAATTAACTGTTAAATTAATGGGGTAATGAACACTCTATACTGGGAGCACATTTTCGATACTCTATTAATCTAAGAAGGACATACACATGCCGGTCTGGTCTAACAACGACTATTAGAATGCCTCTCAGAGGCTCTAGGATGCCCGCTGACGGGCGTTTGCATACCCTTGGCTAGGTAGGTAGCCTGCAATGTAAACTCCTGTCAGCGAGCTTCCTAGCGAGTGTTAGCGAGGCTCTCAGAAAGTCGACAGAATTTTGCAGAAAAATCTGAGAACCCTAACGTTATAGCTGAGTGGTCGCTTCCCCCCGTGGGCGGCTCGAACTTGGCCATAGCGCCCATGATAGTCGACTAGCTCAAACTTAGCCATACTGTAGCTAGCTTAAACGTAACTATAACGCCCACGATTGCCCACAATTCTTGCCCACAATTTTTGCCCACGATTGCCGCCCATTTCCTGCCCACAATGCGCGCCCATGCTAGCAAGCGCAAGCTTAAACGCTAGCATAATGATGACAAGCTGAGACTAGACCATACGAAGAGCAAGCTAGAACGCAAGCATTCGTTGGCTAATGGCTAAGCTTGCGTGTGTGTTGTTGGGTATTTTTATGGTATAGTTCAAGCTTCTATATACGTATAAAGAACGCGCGTTCATATATTAGATCAAACAGCTTATGGCTAAGCTTACTTATTTTTATTTTTTTTTATTGTATAGCTTACTACATGGCTAAGCTTCTAAACCCTGGACTTCTTGCATCATAACCTACTGAAAACAAACGATTCACGCTGTCAAATCACCCACGAAAAACAACTTAACAATAAACGCTAACATACTGATTTCATTGGCATAAAAAAAACATTTTACAGCTCGAATTTTTTTGATATTCTACATCCATCGACGAAACGAGACAGGGCCAAGCGCCGTTACCGGATGGTATCTCAAAGTAAACCGACCAGACGCCTACAGGCCATATTTGCCAATTAGTCTGGCGTTACGTGTAGTAGCACGGCGCGATAGCATCTACCGACCAGCTCGTCTGGCGGGCGCACAAAGTACTTGGCGCAGCACGGATATACCACCAGTGCCATTGTCACCAGTACCACTACGGCTACGCTTAGGACCATTGTGTCGATGCAGGATTGCGAGCGATTAGACGGGGTGCGTGGGCTCGGTCCAATGGCATGAAGTGGAAAGCACTGATATCTCATACGCCATGAGTGCGACATGGCGTGTGGGCTTTCAGCATGTCGGTATTGTGCCGATATGTCCAAAGCTCACTAGGAGAATAGTCATGTCTAAGTCTGCAAAGCCAATCCATGTCAAGCTTCCGTTTGTTCGCGTTATGATACGCAAGCGGTCTGTTATTTCGAAATGGGAAACGCACGCTGGCAAGGTTGGGCGTGTGTTTAACGCTGGTAAATTTATGATTGCCACATATCCCAAAAAGTCGGTCCGTTGTCCGTCTGCCAACTTCCGTTTGTCATAATTATTGCGCTAGCGTATACATTGCGCTAGCGTGTTTGTCCCTTTTCCCTAACCTCAAAGGATTACTATCATGAGCATGACGTTAAAAGCTGCTATCGCTGACGCTGGCAAAGTGTCACTTGGCAATAGTAAAATGCCGGGTACTACATTTGCCATTAGCGCCACCAAATGCAAAGTTGGCGGCAAACTTGCGACAATCAAGGGTAGCACGTGTGATCGCTGCTATGCGCTCAAGTTGGAAAAGCTTAGACCTAGTGTGCATCAAGGCTGGATGGCCAACTATCTAAAAGCGACTCAAACCATTGCTACCAATCCGAAGCAATGGGCGAACGCTGCGGCATTTCAGATCAATCGTGCATTTCAGAAAACCAACGAACCATTCCATCGCTGGTTTGACAGTGGTGACTTGCAATCTGTCGAGATGCTAGATGCAATTGCAAATGTTGCAAGGTTAACGCCCAATATACGCCACTGGCTACCGACACGCGAGGCAAAGATTGTCAAAGATTGGCTAAATGCTGGCGGTCTTGTACCTGCAAATCTGGTCATTCGTATAAGCTCAACTATGATTGGCGATGCACCACGAAATGCCTTGCACACTTCAACTGTCCATCGCAAGACTGACACGGTGCATGGCCATGCTTGCCCCGCTCGCAATCAAGGCAATGCGTGCGGCGATTGTCGGGCGTGTTGGGATGCAAGTGTTAACAATGTGTCATATCCCTTGCACTAATCTAATCTAATCAGGAGAAAACACCATGTCTACGGAACCTCGAATTAATATCAATCTTAATCGAGAGTTGAGGCAAGCTATAGGCAGCATTGGTGGACCAGAACGCTACGCTGCTAGAAATATCCAAACATGGCCAGATGGTAATTCGCGATCACGAAAACAATTGCAATATCATCTGGCACGCTGTGGATGATACAGACTTTAACCCTGTCTGGGATGTAAAACTAGGTGGCATTACTTGGCGGTTCCAACGAAACGTCGAAACAACAGCCGTTCACACCATTATCGGTAAAACATCACGAGGAGAATAAAAATGGACAAGGTATATCAAGCACACTTGAAGCTTAGGGCTGGTCTTACATTCGCTCTACCTGTTACAGGGACCAAAAAGCAAATCTGGGATAGGCTCGCGTCTCACATGCACTATAGGACTATGCGCAATTGGTCTGACACTACGCAAAAGCCCATACGTGCAATCAAAGCAAGGTTTGAATTGGTAGAGGTGAAATCATGACACAAGAAGACATTCAACTAGTGGCATTCAATGTTACTATCATCACGCTCGTCATCAGTTGGGGC